AGAACAATGGCTGGGAGTTTATGCAACAGTGGATTAAATCTGCTTTGTTATGGAAAAATGCTGTTTGCCGTTGGTATTATGTAGATGATACTCAATATGTATTTGAAGAGTTTGAAAGCATTTCTCAATCTAAATTAGATGAATTATTAGCAAATGATAACGTAGAAATTGTTGGTGATTTAGAATTTGAAAATACATTTAGTGATGCAGATCCTTTATCAAGTGAAAAGCCAGATGCAGAATTAATGTATGTAAATGTTAGAATAAGAAAAAAGATTGATAGATCAAAAGTTAAAATAGATTTAATACCACCAGAAAGTTTTCGTATTTCCAGAGATGCAGTATCAATAGAAGATGCATCTTTTGTTGGTATACAAACCGATATGACAAGATCTGAAATAAGAATGCATTATCCTGATGCTGATGAATTAGATTTTGATGATATAGGTGAAGGTTATAGTGGTATGAATGCCGCAGCATACTCTGAAGATGTTGCTGCACGTAAATTAATTACAGGACAAGAATATCATGATGAAGCATTAACACATGAACAAAATCCATTAGAAGCAAACAGATCATTAACAGTTACTGAGTGCTGGGTTAATGTTGATAGAGATGGTGATGGTATTGCTGAATTAAAACATATTATTACTGTTGGTGATTATATATTACATGAAGAAGATATTGATTCGATACCTTTAGCAAGTATAGTACCAATTGATATACCACATGAATTCTTTGGTTTATCAATGGCAGACTTTACAAGATCAAGTACATTAGCAAGTACAGCAATATTAAGAGGCTTTGTAGAAAATACGTATCTTACAAACTATAGTCCTAAACTTGCAGATCCAAATGTTGTTGACTTTAGTGCTTTACAAAATATGAAGCCTAAACAAATTATACCAACAAATGGAAATCCAAATGGTGCAGTATCTGCTTTAGCACCAGAAACTATTTCTACTGGTACAGTACCATTGCTAGAACATTTACAGTTAATAAAAGAACAAGCAACTGGTATGTCAAAAGCAGCACAAGGTTTAAATGATACTTTATATGTATCTGGTAATAGCCAACAAAAATTACAAGCAGTACAATCTGCAGCACAAAAACGTATACAACATATTGCTAGACGATTTGCTGAGACAGGCTTTAAGAAACTCGCAATCGGTATTTATGAAACAATGCATAAAAATATGAAAGGTAAAGTTTCATATAATATGGAAGGTGTATATAAAAGAATTGATATGTCATTACTTCCATCGAAGATGGATGTGGAAATTTATTTAGATATAGGTGAGAATTCAAACTCTAATATGATTGCTAAATTATCTAGGATCGGAAAAGAAATCTTACCAGCATTAAATCAACAAGGTGCAGGAATGGTAATTAAACCAGAAGCTCCTGCAGTATTAGCAACTAAATTAATTGAATCAATGAATCTTGATAGTAATGATTTTCTTGAAGATTATACAACAGACCAATTTAAACAGAAAGCTGTTAAAGTTTTACAAGAGCAATCACAAGCTGTTCGTGGAAAGAAAATGGCCGAACAAAAGAAAGCTATGGCTGATGTCGCGTTAGCGGAGGCCAATGTAAACTTTACAGTTGCTCAAACAAAGAATACATTCGATGATAATGCAAAGCAATTAGCAGTGTCTATTGATAAGCATTTTCAAGAATGGGCAGACCTTAATCTAAAAGCCATTGAAAAAGGTGGGCAATTGCCGCCTCATCCAGATTATGGTCAAATAATACAAATGGCTAAAGAGCTGTTACAACAAGGCTCACAAACTAACTCGCTTAATCAAGGAGCAATGAATGGTTAATATAGACCAACTAATGCCTTATACGATAGGCTTTGATCGTATGTTTGATATGTTAAATAGAGATTTTAATATGCCAACTGGTGGATACCCACCGTATAATATTAGAAAAGATGGTGACTATACTTTTCTTGTTGAAATCGCTTTAGCAGGTTTTAGCAAAGATGATATTGAAGTTAAAGTTGCTGATGGTGAACTAACTATAAAGTCAATAAAAGAAAATAAAGATTCTGATGATGCTTTATATAAAGGTATTGCTTATAGAAAGTTTAATAAGGTATTTACTTTAGCTGATGATATTGAAGTTAAAAAAGCATCATTAGAAAATGGAATGCTTACAATTACTTTGGAAAAATTAATTCCAGAAGAAAAGAAACCTAGAGTAATCAAAATTAATTAGGGAGAAATATTATGGCTGTAGGAACAGTAACAATAAATGCCTCTGGTGTAGGTGGTGCACAGTCGGGCACTATCACTACTTCTGGTGGCGGCGGAACAGTTATGGTTTGTAACGATACTGATTCACCAATTACTTATAATGTAGCAACAGCAGGTACTGATGTACAGACTGGTTTAAGATTAGATGCAAAAGCATTTACTAGAATAACAGGGCTTGCTAATGGTGCACAAACTTTAACTAGTGTTAAAACTGCACATGGTACATCTGCTCAAAATGGTGAGATTGTTTATCTTACTTTAGCGAGTTAAATAATGTCGGAAGACGAGGATAAACCTTATCGTAAAATGATTAAAGAAAAATATAAACAGGTAGCTGAGAAGAGGCTAGGAAACACTAAGTCCTACGGTAAACATAAAATACATCCCGAAGAATTAGCGCGGCGTGCCCATGTAAAAGGGCACTTCGCAGCAAAAGAACGAGATGAATTTTTTGATGAAGTGTATGGAGAAGTTCTTGTTGATTTGTTTAGTGAATGGTTAAAAACTGGATCACATGAAACAAAGTCACGAGAATTCTTATATGCTACTGCAATGGCTTTAGGAAGTGTTAAGGAAAAGATGATGCAATTTGAAACGTATGGAAAGAATATTCCACATTTAAAACAAGAGGACAACGAAAATGAGATTAATTGAACAAGATAAATTATTATCTAATATTAATGAAATGATTAATGTATTAGAATATGATTCTAGTAGAAGTGCAGGCAAAACAAAAGTAAATGCTCAGACATTAATTAATTTACATATATTAAAAGATAGATATGAATCTATAGTTAAAAGTAATTCAAAAAAGCCTACACCTAAAAAGGAGGTAAGCAATGATGGATAATGCCGAAGCAAGATCAGACTCTACCCAAATGGATGACTCTGTAGCAGACGGTGGTCAAACAGAAGAGAAATTGTTGGCTGACATTATTAGCAATTCACAATTTGTGAAGAGCGAAGAATCTCTACCCACTGAACAAGTTCCACAGTTAGACCCGGACGAATCAGATACAAAAGACCCAGAATCTGAAGAAGCCGAAGATGAAGAAGTTGAAGAGGAGACTAATGAAGAAGAAGTTGAAGCAACTGAAGAGGATGCCGCTCCAGAAGCCGCTACCCAAACAGATGTTTACACTACTGATGATTTAGATCTGGAAGCAAAGGTATCAATCAAAATTGATGGTAAAGATACTGAAGTTTCTTTTAATGACCTTATTAAAGGTTATTCTACTGAACAATCTCTTTCTAAAAAGGGTCGTGAATTAGGTGATTCAAGAAAAAAGCTAGAAGAAGAATATAATAAAAAAGTAGAAGAAATACAACAGTTGGGAGCTGCTTCTGCACAAATACTATATTCTGAAGAAGAGAAGCTAGGAAAAGAATATCATAAAATTGAAGAGCAAATTAAAGAAGCTCGCCAAGATAATGATACTTATAAAGTAAACGAACTAAAAGATACTCGTGAACAAATACAACAATCCTATTGGGAAGCTCGTAACAAACGAGAAGCTGTAGTAAAAAGTATAAAAGAAAATAACGATAAGCAATTCCAGGAACAATGGCAAAAGCAAGTTGATGATTTTCAAAAAAATATTACAGATTTAATTCCTGATTATAGTGAGGATACTGCAAAATCAATACGTAAGTTTGCAATTGATGAAGGTATTAAACCTGAAGTTATTGATGTTATTGTAGATCCAGGTATTGTTAAGTTTGTAAATGATTATCGTCAATTAAAAGAGGGAGTCTCAAAAGGATCTGCTAAAAGAAAAGCAGTGCCAAATAAAAGAGTTCCTGTTCGTAAAGCTAAATCTACTACTCAAAAGAAAACGCAAAAAGTTGCTGATTTAAGATCGCGTGCTTTAAAAGCTGGATCTTCTGAAGCAGATCAAAATGCTTTTCTTAAAACGCTAGCCGAAAGATCCCTAAGTAAAATTTAAACTTATGGAACCTTTGGAGGGTTTTAATTATGACTACAACTATTGGCGTGCGTCACGTCGAGGGACCAGGAGGTCCAGCTCGAGGTTCGAGCACAAACGAGACCGTCTCTCAAAGAGAAGATCTTGCTAATTTTATTACCATGATTACTAGAGATGAAACTCCTTTTATTTCTGATATTGGTAAATCATCTGCAACTGCAATTTATCACGAATGGCAAACTGACGAACTAGATACACCTGGTGATTCAAGAATTGCTGAAGGTCAGGACTATATTGAACCTACATCTTCAGCTCAATCTATGACTCCAGCAGTTGGTGCAAAGTTTGGCTTATCTGGTCCAACTAGAACCAGACTTGGAAACTATACACAGATTAATGGTAAGACATTAGCTGTGTCAGGTACAAGACGTGCTGTTGATCAAGCAGGTGTTGCAGATGAATATGCATACCAGCTTAAAAAGCGTGGTACTGAAATGAGACGTGACCTAGAATTTGATATGGTACATTCTCATAATGTCTCAGCTGCTGTTGGTGCTCAAGCTAATGCTGCTAGATCAGCTGGTGGATACCAAGCATTTGTTAATAGTACTGATACTTGTGTATATGTTGGTGGTGAATGGGCCGCTCCTGCTACTACAGGAGATGGAACTGGTGCAATTAGATCTTCATTAGGTAATACTAATGTACCAGCTGTAGGTGCTTTAGCATTAACTGATATTGATGCTGTTATGCAGAAGATATATGAAGAAGGCGGTAAAGCTACTAAGATCATGCTATCACCAAAACTAAGAAGGGATTTTTCCGACTTAATGATTAGTGATACTGGTGTTAAGAGAGAGATCGGTTCTTCAGGTCAGCTAAGACAATCTGTTGATGTGTATATGTCAGACTTTGGTGATGTTATGGTTATTCCTAACTATATTATGGGTCTATCTAATACAAGACAATTGAAAAATGCGGGTGGTAGTAATATTAGTGCTGTTACTCAATTAAAAGATTTTTCAGCATTAATCTACGATCCAATGTGGTTTGCTATTGCTACACTAAGACCTCTACAAGAAGTAGATGTTGGACAGAAAGGTGACTCAACTGTCGGTATGATGGTAGAAGAATGTACTCTTGAAGTCAGAAATCCAAAAGGATGTGGAGCAATCTACGGTCTTAACTAAAAAAATACTAAGGGAAGGTTTTAATTAATCTTCCCTTTTTTTACAGGGAGGCTTGTATGAAGCATAAGAAAAAAGGTGGCGGTGGAATGGATATAGGTAAAGCACCAGATTACTTAGCAATTAAACCAAGGAAAGATTTAAAGTATAAAAGAAATTATTCTTTTGGTGAACACTATGATAAAGCATTTACAAAAACATTTGGTAAAATGCCAAAGAATCCAACTATAACCGATAAAATTTCTAAGGGTATTGGTATGGCTTTGTCCCCAAGTATTGCAATGGAAGCTGCTTATAATAAATTTAAAAATAAACAGTATAAAGCAATGGGCGGAAAAGTATCTAAGTACTATAAAGACGGTGGTATTGTTATTACAGGGAGAGACTAATGCCAGGTAGCAAAAATATGGATCTAATGAAAAAAGGTATGAAAGATGCAATGATTAAATTAGAAATCGGCGCAGGTCCTAAAATGCCTACAAATCCTTTAAAAGGAAAAAAGTATACTGTTGATAAATCCGGTGTTGTCCAGTTTAAAGCTGGTGGTGGTATGATTAAAAGTAAATACTATGAAGAAGGTGGTGAAGTAATGGGTGGAAGAGAAATGCTTACAGATAAGCAAAGGAATCTACCTGAAATGTTACAAAAGAAAATTATTGCATCTAAAAAGAAAAAGATGAAGTAATGCCTTATAGTAAATACTCACCTAAACAAAAACGATTAGCTGCAGTTGCACCACCAAGAAAGAAAATAACTGCAGCTGATATTAAAAAACTTGAGGGAAAGAAAAATGGCAGATCCAAAAAAAGGAACCGGAAAAAAGCCTAAGGGCTCTGGGAGGCGACTTTACACAGATGAAAATCCTAAAGACACAGTTGGGATTAAATTTGCAACACCTGCCGATGCAC